AAGACCCGGCCGGAATAGGAAATCCGGTTGAGCGGCGTGAACTCCGATCGATACCGGACCCTGAACACAACGGTGGTCTCGGCGAACAGCTTCTGCGCCGCGGTGAACTCCCGGCCCTTGCCGTCCTTGGTGATCGTCTCCGCCCAAATGGTATCAAGCTCCGACCAGATCTCGATGGGCTCGTTGTAGGCGTTGTAGGTGACCGTCTTCTTCTGCACCGTGATGCGTTTGTCCAGGTCCCCCGCGCGGATCACTCGAACCACCTCACACGCCAGGGCGAAAGCAGGGAACGGCTGGCCTTGGCGAGCGACCGCTGCTCGACGTCCTCGCGCTGGCCGTACCACTCGGCGAGGGACAGCAGCAGCGCGAGCTTGATGTCCACCGGCACGTCCGCCTGAGCATACCCGCAGGTGTAGGTCACCCGGACCTCCTCGGCATCCGTTGGCCAGGTATTGCCTACGACGGGCGCTACGAACGCGAAGCCCTCGAAGGTACGAAGCGTGAAGTCCGCTGCATCGAGCGCGACCGTCGCACCCGTGGAGGCCGAGATGTAGGCAAGAGCCGTCAGCACCGTGACCGGCACCCACGGCAGCGCCAGCGCGTCCCGGCAGATTGGCTTGTCGTTTCCACGGACGGCATAGGTGAAGCTGCCCGCCACGAGCGCCCGGCGCGTGAACTGCTCCGCGGCTGCGCGCACGGCGGGAATGAGGACGGCCAAGAGAGCATCGTCCGCCGTCGTCTCGATCCGAGCCTGCAGCTTCGCCTCGGCCGTGGTGATCGGCTCCGCGCCCGTGATTGCGCCACGGATGACATCGCGCATGGCGTGCTTCCTCCTGTGGATATGCCGCAGCCCGATGGAAGTCGCCCTCCACCGGGCCGATGCTGCTGCGTTTCAGGGATGTCCCGACTATTCCGGAATCGAACTTCGGATCAGTCGACCACCGCGGACGGCGGGGTGGCGCCCGTGTACCTGGGCGCGGTCAGGATGTAGCTGGCCGCCGTGATGTTCGCGGCGTTGGACGCGCCCGTCTTCACGCACAGGCAGTCGAACCCGCCGGCGAGGTCGAGCGTCGCCGGGTCGATCTCGAACACGACCTTCTTGACCTTGACGGCTGCCGAGGTCGTGAAGTTGACCGCGTCCGTCTGACGGACCAGCGTGTCATTGGTCGCGCAGTCCTCGTTGGCCCAGATGGGCACGGCGACCGTGATGACCTTCGAGCTCGTGCCCGCGACGGCGGTGGCCTGCTCGATCGAGATGGCCATGGTGGCGGCGTTCGCCTGGTCGATGTCGACCATAACGAACACGCGGCCGTAGTTCTTGACGGAGACGTACGCACCGGTCAGCGCGGCACCAGCCTGCGGCTTCAGCGCCGTGACGAGCTTGGTCTCCTGGGGGAGGCAGAGAACAGCACTCATGGGAAGGCTCCTCCTTATATAAGGAATAGGCCGGAAGGGTGTCGAGGTTATCGGCACCCCTACGGTCAGGCATCAGGTCCTCAGCGGGCGGCGAGCGCGACGAACGGGGACAGGGTGTTGGTGCCCTTGTGCGGGGTGAGGGCGGTCTTCCAGGTGGGTGCGCCGTTCACGCGGTACACGAACCGGAACGCCATCTCGTCCGACGTGAACTTCACGTGGATGGAGGTGTCGGTCTTGGGCTCGCCCTTGTCGATCAGGAGGTACTGGGACAGGTCCGCCAGCACGATGTCGCCCACGTCCCCGATCGTCGACGCCTGCTCGATCGGCAGGATGGGCCGGCCGAACAGCGTGGAGTACGGGGAGTTGGCCAGGGAGTTCGCCGGCATGTAGGCCGGCACGGTACCCGCGGCGTTCGGGAACGCCATGGCGTAGAGCGAGGGCTCCACGTCCTGGTTGATTAGCCACACGGCATTGGCCCGGCTCCGGGCCCACATCCGGGACCACATCTTCGTCACGTTGGGGAAGTTGACCGTGTCCGCCGTCTGGGACCCTTCCGCGGCGACCGTGACGAGGCACGGCGCAGAGAGCAGGCCCAGCGGCTTGCCCGCGCCGTCGCCGTAGAAGATGGCCGCATCCGTCTGGAACGCAAGCTCGGTCGCGAACGCGTCCGGGATGAACGACCCCAGCATGGTCGAATCGGCGAGCATCTCGTCCGTGGCGTAGCACAGCGCGATCAGCTTCTGCAGGTCGAGGGCGAACTGTCCGAACGCGGGCTTCGTCGCCGTCGGCGTGCCTCCCTCGGCCGCCCAGTAGGCGCGCACACCGCCGAGCCGGCTGCCGTCCGCGCGGCTGGTCTCGTCCACCGTGGGGATCCGGATGCCGTTGGCGCCCGGGCCGATGCCGACCCTGCGGCAGCGGCTGGCCAGCACGGAGCGGTCATAGGTCCGGCTCATGAGGTCGTTGACGAACTCCTGCGGCACGAGGAACCCGCCGTCGGACGAGATGCCCTCGGACAGGCCCGACGCACGCGCCTCCCACAGCCGGTTGTCGCGCTTGCCCTGCGCTTCGCCCGCGACCGCGGTCAGGAACTCGCCCAGGGAGCGGTACGCCGTGCGCGGCGCGGCGACAGTCGGGGAGGGCGGGGTCACGGGCGCGGGACCGGGCAGGCCCTGGGACATGCGGTACACCGCCTCCGCGGACTCTGCATCCTCGAGGAGCGTCTGCGCAGCGGTGCGCTTCTCGCCCAGCGCCTTCTTCTCCTCGTCGGTGAACCCGCGCTTCTCGTCGGCCGCCTTCGCCACGAGCGCGTTGCACTCGTCCAGCAGCGACCGTGCCTGGCGTCTGTAGTCATCGAATACCATGGGTGTATACCTCCAGTTCCTTGAGGCGCTCTGCCTCCAGTTCGGCCTCCCACGTCACGTCGGTGGGCTGGGCCGGGGAATCGTTTGGGACGATATCAGAGCCGTTCGATAGGGGTTCGCCTTCGAACGGCTGGTTTTCCGGGGTCTCCGGAATGGATTCGCGCGAGTTGGTCTGGGCTTCCTCCAGTTGCTCCGGTTCGGGTTCGGTCGGAGCCGATGGGTCTTCCACCTGCGGCTCCGGTTCCACCAGGGGGCTGTCAACGCTCGCGTCGAATGCGGCGCGGGCTTCCATCGCCCGGGCGGAGATGCTGGTGCCGGAGTAGGCGGGGAACGTGACGGGCGAGACGTCGAACAGCCGGACCTTCGTGATCTCGCGGATGTCCATGCCGTCCTTCCGGCTCCACACCTCGTCCTCCACCAGGAACGCGAACGACATCTTGTCGATGCCGCCTTCCCGGACCAGCGTGAGCACTTCACGGCCGGTCGGCGTGTCATAGGGCCGGATGCTCACCTTGAGCCCCGAGCGGTCCTCGTGCATTCGTAGCCCGCCGCGCGAGCCGTCCGACTTGATGTTCCGCGCAAGGACCTGGCTGGGGTCGTGGTTCCAGAGCGCGTACACCTCGTCCCCGCGCTTCAGCGTGTCCGTGAACGCGCCGGCACGGATCTTCTCGCGCCACATCCCGCCGATGTCCGTCTCCTGATTGAACACCGCTGCGTACCCGGCCATCACGCCGGACTCGTCGTCAGGCTCCGTCCGAAGCTCCAGCAGGCTGGGGATCGTCCTTCGTTCCATCGGGTCCATCCGTTGCATCGCCTCCCTTCGCGTTCATCGGGCGCGCCTCCATGGCGCTCCGAAGTGAGATCATGTTCCCGTTCACGAGGTACGCGTCCCCACCGTCTGCTGCGGGCACGGGGTTCAGGTCCTCCAGGCGCCGGATGTCGTTCGTCGAGAGGAACCCGTTCTGCCGCCCAATCGCATACCCGTCCATGCGGCTCTTGAAGTCGCCCCGGACGAGCGCGTTGGCGTTCAGCTTCACATACAGCCCTTCGGCGCGCTCGACATCTGTCAGCAATCGCGCATCCACCGCCTGCTCCCAGCGGACCATCCACGGCACCAGCGTGTGCTGGACGTAGTCGATCGACTGGTGCTCGATGTTGGAGAACGTCGCGTTCTCCAGGTGCTGCACGAGATGCGGGGGGATGCGGTAGATCCGACAGATCTCCGTCAGTTGGAACTTCCGTGTCTCGAGGAACTGCGCGGACTCCGGGGGCACGGAGATGACCTCGACCTTCATGCCCTCCTCGAGGACTGCGACCCCTCGGTTGTTCCGGCCGCCGTACGCCGCGCGGAAGTTCTCCCGCAGGCGCTTGGGGTCCTTGACCGTGCCCGGGTGCTCCAGCGCGAGCGTCGGTGCTGCGCCGTTGCCGAAGAACTGCGCGCCGAAACGCTCGGTGGCCAAGGCCAGCCCGATCGCCTGCGCCGCGTACTGGATGGGGGAGAGGCCCACCAGCCCGTCGAAGGAAAGGCCCGGGATGTGCAGGATCTCGTAGGCGCCGTACACGACCGTCTTGCCCGCGTCGTCCCGGACGTGGTATGTGAGTCTCCCATCCGCGCGCTCGCGCTTCACCTCCACATGGTCGGACGGCAGCACCCACAGCGCGACCGGGTACCCAGCCCTGCGCTCGATCCGGGCGTATGCGTTCCCCCACAGGAGCAGCCAGAGCATCATGGTCTCCCGGAAGCTGTACGCCGTCATGTCGGGGCTTGCCATGTCGTGAAGCAGGCGGTCCAGGGGGCCGCGGACGCGCTCCTTGCCCTTGGCGGTCGTGCGGTACACGCCGAACGGGAGCGCGGCGATGTCCTCCGCCAGGATCCGGACGCAGGCGTACACCGCCGCCACCCGGAGCGCGCTTCCTTCCGTCACGACCTCGCCCGAGTCCGTACGCCGGATGGCGTTGTACAGCGTCGTCCAGAACCCCGGCTCGTCGTCGTCGGAACGGCGGGCGAACAGCGCCCTTGCAGCCGTGCGGAACCCCATACGGTACCTCCTCTTGGTTTGCATTTACAGAACTTATGTTCGGGTTTAGAATGATGGAACGAAGCTGGTGGCAGTGACGGAAAGGAAGAAAACGGTATGGGCAGGAGCAGCAGGATTCCAGAATCGATGTTCCATCCAGAGGGTGGCGTGCTGTCGTTGTTCGTCCAGGCGGCGGATGGGAGCTGGCAGGAGATCGAGCCGGAGAGTGTCCGACCGCTGGTGTGCAGGACGGAAAAGCGCACCAGACGAGCGGCAATCCGGAGCGCGGGAATACCTCACGATCCCGGTCCAGGGGTCGAGTCTTGAAGTTGACAGCGGGAGGAGAGTCATCGTGGAGAAGGTATTCCTTCGGGTCGATTGCGAATGCACACCGGACGGCGACGTCCAGCCGGTCAAGTTTCTCTGGATCAACAAGAAGTGGTATGACGTCGACCTGGTCGTGGACGTGCGTCGCGCGCCTAGCCTCAAGGTCGGAGGCAAGGGGATCTGCTACACCTGCAGGGTGAAGGACCGGGTGATCCGGTTGTTCCGGGATGGGGACAAGTGGTACGCTGAGACGTAAGGACCTTCTCGGCATTCGAAATGGAACTGTGCAAGAGGCGAGAAGTGTACTTTGGATATATTGAATGCAACGTAGCCTTTGACGGGAGAAAGCCCATGAACTTCAAGAAGCTCTACGCGCTTGCCTTAGCCTTACTCACAGTAACGTTGATCCTTCATTTCATTGGGTACTTCACATACGTAGTGGGAGGATGGGCATTCCTCATCATACTGCCGATCTTTGTGATATTCGGAACCTTCATCGTTTCCTCATGGTCGGATCCAAGTCTGGTGAAGCGAGATCAGCCTACCTTCTTGAATTCCTATACATGGAGACCAGGGGCAGTGCGTAAGTTCTTCAAGCATGTCAACAAGCCATTGTTCATCTTGGCCATTGCACTGATCGTCTATGTCGGAATCCAGTTTTTCGCGTTAACACTCGTAATGCTGAACGGGGAAGGCGTAATGGTGAAAGGTCTGTACTACTTGACGGACCATGGGGAAATCATTCGACAAATCGACTTCGCAACATACGAGAATCTCAGATTTGCCGATTATCGGCTTTTAACAGGCCATCCTATGATTTTCGCAATCATTCCTGCCGTGTATTTCTCGTACCGAATGAAGCTTCAACACGATTTGTCCAGTTCACCAACGACATATAGTCAGAGCACGACCATGTCCCGACCGTCATAGACCGACGCACCGGTCTGGTGCTTCAGCGCCCGGTCAAGCGCCATGATCGTCGCCACGATGCCGTCGATGCGCTCCGTGCTCTTCGCCTTGTCCGGCTTGATGTTCTCCGCGGGGTCGCGGGTCACCGTCACGTTGTCCGCCATCCAGCGCAGGACCGGATGCCCGCCATGGACCAGCCGCCGTTGCAGTGTCATCGTGAGCAGAGCCTTCGTCGGCGCGCTCATGTCCTTGTAACTGGTGTGCCCCCAGGAGGTTGGTCCAGTTTCAATGTTAGGATAGAGGCGAAAAATCCTGACAAGGAGGGACTGGAAAGATGGGGAGAGCGAACTACACGACGGAG